CCAGAGGAACGCCCAGTTCCTGTAACGATTCTTTCGGGTGCGGGTGCTTGCCTGCGATTTGTAACTTTCAAGTCTTTCTCCAGTTTTGCTACCGCAAAGGCAAACTTTACGGGGTCTTTGATTTCAGCCAACTCTTTAGCCTTTGCAGGGTTCTTACCGAGTGCGTAAACAACGAGTGCAGGATTATCTGCACCTTGCAGCAAAACGCCTTGCTGGGTGATAGAAAAAACTTGTTGAGCAACTTCTTCAGCATCTTCAAAGTCCTTCACTCTTAGCTCGGCTTTCGCCTTGCCGTAACCATCCAACTTGGCTTGCCATGCTTGTTGCTGATTCATAACTTCAGCTTCTTGCTTGGCGTTGACATCATCGGCTTGACGCTTGCGCTCAAACCAGTTTGTCAGTGCTTCCTCGTACTTATCAGCGTCATAGTCGTGATCTTCCAGCTTTGGCTTATTACCTATCACTACTGGTTTGTTCTCAGTAGGTGCGGCTTGTAGCTTGCCCTGCAATTCACGATTCTGCCGTTGCAGTTCTCGATTTGTTTTACGCAACTCTTTAACCCATTCAGGCGCAGGAGTATGTTCTTCGGGAGGTGGCGCTTCCTCACCAATGCTAACAACGACTTCTTCGGTATCTTCGGGTTCAACATCATCAACGATTTCGCTGATTACGGTTTCGACTTCTTCTACTTCAAATTCGTTGTCTTCAATTACTGCCTTTTGATTCATCTTTGACCCCATTCAACTCACCCACTTTGAACGGCTGGGTGGTAACCGTTATTTTGATTGTCGCTTGTTTTTTACTGGTTTGCAACAGGTTGTACTATTTGACCACGCAATATTTCTTGCACTGCATCTGCATTGGCAATCGCCATATTCTGTGCAGTCTCGTCAACTTTGCCTAGCGTTTCCAGCGTTTGAGCACGTTTTAGTTCTGCGCTTGCTACGGTTTCAACGGTATCGGCTCGGGCTTTGGCTGCTTTTGCTGTGGCTTCCTCGGCTGCGGCTTGCAGGTATAGTGCATTCGGGTCTTGCGGCTGGCCTTGCATTTCTGCCATAAGTTCTTCGGCTTCCATGTCGGTAGGCTTAACTACGCCCATTCGTAGGAGTTTCTTGCGGAAATAAGCATTGGCATCGCCTACGCCCTCGCCTTCCATGTTCATCATTGCCATTGCAGTTAGAACCTGGGCTGTCTCTGGGTCGGTGGTAATCTGAAGCATTCCTGTCAAAGCCCTGACTGTGGCTGCACGTTTACTACTGCTAGATGGCCCAACTTCTGCCACCACATCAAAAGTGGCATCGCTCAAGTCGTTTGCCATCTTCATTTCGCCCGTCTCTTGGTCAATCATTGGCTGCATCAGCTCAACCATGCCAGCACCGCCAGTGGGCGAGATGGTTTTCATCTTGCGCTTGTCTTCGGTGTAGATTTCCTTTGCCATGCTTAACCAGATTTCGCCGCATCGCTTCATGCCCTTGGCAAAATTGCTCATGTAGATGTAGGTCTGCATATCCACACGGGTTTGGATCAACTCCACCGCTTTGCCTGATACGCCCGACACCATCTTGTCTGCGCCCTGTGGATTGCCCAGAATGTCCTGCATATCCTGCTCGGTAATCTGCAAGAGTGCCGCCATTGCTGGGGGAATCATTGCTGATCGGGTATAAGCAACAGGCCCAGAGATTTGGGTATTGCCATCAGGCCCAGTGACAGGATTAATCAGCAGGTAAGGGTAATCCCGTAGATTGTCCTCTGCCCACATCACTTGATGCCCTGCTACCTGCTCGGGTGTCATGATGGGCTTTTCAATACTGGACAGTGCGCTTATCTCGCCCAGCTTGGAAAGTTGCATATTCTTTAGGCGTTGGGCATCCTTGGCTAGACGCACCGCACCCATGCAACGCTCGATGTTATCCACAAACCAGCGTTTGCCGTACACGACCACGATCGGGATGCACTTGCCAGCGATATAGCCAGCGTCCTCAAGAACCTTGCCGCCCGACATGATGTATTTGCGAACACGCATCCGCTTTACACGCTTTTGACGCACTTCACGAGTGCCGATAGCCAATAGAGTTTCCTCTAGGGTCTCATCGTTTACAAAGTCGGTCTGAGTGTAGCGTTCCTCAGTTCCATCAATGGCTTGGAATATGCGGATAGTCTCGGTCTTTTCCTCTAGCTTGTAGTATTCAGCCACAAAGACAATATCAGGGGTTGCCCAGTCAAACTCGTACTGGTGGATTATCTTAGGCCAATCGGTCGGGTCATCGTTGTAGATTTCTTTGTAGCTTTCACGGGTCATGCTAGTGACCACAAAGCAATAATTTGCGTCTGACTTGTCTTGCCTCTTGGCGTTTAGGTCAAAGAATACCGAACTGTCAGCATCGTAGATAGGCTCAAAGCGGATGCGTTGGCGGTCGTTCTCGTCATCTTCCTCGTCTTCGTAGACTGTCCGCAAACGCCAAGCCCCAATGCCACCGCCTACAGCTTCCTCAAAAGCATTGTCGTAGGCTTCATCGGCAACGGATGCTTGTTCGTCTGCACGGTATAGACCATCGCAGACTTCAGCCAGCTTGTCGTTCTCTGTGCCATCCTTGCTTACATAATCAACTGTGATGCGGTTGTTTCGGTATTCGTTAACGATACGAATGACCGCCAGCATGATTTTGTTGACTTCAAACCGAGGTTTGTTTTCGTACTGATCGTAGAGTGGGCCTTCCCACTGAGCACCACACAGGGAGTAAAACCTGCGGTCTTGCAAGCATTGCAGACGCTCATCACGCAGTGCGGTTTGGATGTCGTTAAACTGCCGCAGCGCATCAGAGTGCAGATTAGCAAGGCGTTGGTCGTTGGGTATTCGTGCCATATTTGTCCTTTAGGGCGATTATCTACCAGCGTTTTACATTAGGCAATGGCGTAAATGTAGCTGGTTTTGTAATCGCTGCTCGCCTAATACCCTCACAGGCATATCTTAAGGCATCAATTACATGGTTCTTTTTGTCCTCAAGATGGGGCAATATGCGCCCCGTCAATGGGTCTGATTTATAACTGTACAGGCTTAATTCGTCAATGGTATGCAAGCAGCGAGGATGAACCACGATGTCGTAATTCTTAAGAAACTCGATGCCTTCCTCTACCGACTTTGGGCCTTTTACCGCGGTCATGATCTTGGGGAAACCATTGCGCTTCATGTGGCTGATGGTCTCTGGTCGAGCTGAATCTGCCACGATAGGCCACTTCTCGGCCTCTGGCACTTGCATGAAAAGCTCTGGCGTATTGACAATCTCGCAGCCAACCATGTACGCCTCATAGTCAATGTAAAGCGTTCGCCCAATTATGTGGCAGCGCACCAATACTGTCGGGTCAATCGAAAATCCCCAGTCAGCCCCAAGTCGGTGGATGGCTTCTTCTGGTGCTTCAAACTCGTCAATCTTCCAGTTTCTAAATACCCTGCTGTTGCTGTTTCGTAAGTACTGACCCATCCAAACGTGCTGATATTTGTCAGGGTCACGCCGCTTGTCGTATTCCATCTCGTCCTTCAGGACTTGCGGAAACCAAGGGTTATCATTAAAGTTAACCTTAATCACAGCGGCATCGGTTGGCGGCTCAGGCCCACGCAACAGGAAGTCAACTGGGTCGCTGTTCTGCCTCGGGTTCCAAGTAAACCATAATTCGCTGTTAGGCTTGCGGATGGTAGGGCGCAACAGGTCAAGGCTGGTCTGGCTTAGGCTTTGGGCTTCCTCTACCCAAGCGCAGTCGTAACCTTCCAGCGATTTAATGCTGTCGGCAGTGTGATTCTGCATCCCTTGAAAAATAATCATGCCATCGCCTTTGCGAGACTTAATCACCGCATCTTGGACTTCAAAGTAAGCGCCAGCGTTCATGGCCTCAATCTTTGTCTCCAGCAGCCGCTTGACCGATTGGTTGAGTGACTTCTGTATCTCACGGACGCAAACACTTCTGCGCTTTTGGTCAAGGATGTGTGCTTCAATCATCAATTCTGCAAAAAGATGAGATTTGCCAGAGCCTCGACCACCCCATGCACCCTTGTAGCGACTTGGCTCTAACAAAGGCAAAGCCCACTCTGGAGTATTGATTTGCAGGGTTTTACCCATTTTTGATAACTACACGCTCAATCTTGGTGAACTCCAGCGGTACGCCATCTGCACCAGTCAGTTCGTGCTTTTGGGTTTCTGCCCATCGCATCTGTGTCTTACTCCACCAAATAGCCGCAGTCGTGTCGCCAGCCATTACTTTTTGGAATAGGGTTTTCCCTACCTGAGCATTTGCCTTGGCTTTGCCTGACTGCATCTCACCTGCAAAGTGCGCCCGTAACGTGTCAACGCTTATCCCATCACGTATCAATGCGCCTATCTGGTCAATGGGCAAGCCGTAACCGCTGAGTGCTTCAACCTGTTTACGCTCGGATGCTGTTGGTTCAAACGCTGGTCTACCTGCGCCTTCCCGTGCGCCGCCATAGTTCGGGTCGTGCTCTTTAGTTGGCACGATTTTTGTATTCTTGTTTTTAAGAATGGGTTTTTCAAGTTTAGACATTGCTTCCCCCTTGCTGCAAAGAATGGAGCGTGTCGGTCGGTACTGCCCCGCCCAGTTCCAAGGGGTGCTCGGAATCCTGCTTTTTGACACGCATATCTATCCGTTTAGGGTATGGTTTTGCCAATGGTGCAATCTTAGCACCCATTTCTTTATCAAGTGGCATTAGGTATCTGTGCTTGCCTTTTGTTTTTATTATTTCACATTCACTTGGCTTTACGGTTTTGCGTTGCTGTCCTTGTTGAATATTCCAGCCTTTTTCACTAACTTGTCTTGAATGCAATCTTTTCCCTTTATGCCAATATTCAACGCCTATAGCTGTATCACCACAATAGACCCAATTGGCTGCTTGATAAACGCCGCCGTGATGCCCATACTGTGGGTCTGCGAATGAGACAATAAGCCTTAAATTTGGGCTATTTTTCTTTAAAAACATCAATGCAAATTTAACTATTTTGCTTACTGTGCTTTTGTGATTTGTTAACGCAATCCTAGTTAGTTCACCACCTTCGTCTTGTTTTAATCCGTATGGTGTCATTAGGTTTGACGATGCGCCTCTACTAAAAATCAAAACACCAATAAATTTTCCATCTTCCCACGCACCAATTTTTACTAATGGCGGCACAGGAATGGATTTACTGTAATGCCAATTTAAACAAGCGTATTTGGCTGCATCATGGCTCGCCCAATCAATCTTTAAGTCAGGCTTGTCTTGCATC